TACTTGTAGCCCGGCAAAATGGTAAGACGCACCTTGCTCGCATGCTTATACTTTCACATTTATTCTTATGGCAATCTAAGAACGTGCTTGGCATGTCCTCTAACCGGAATATGGCACTAGATACATTCAGGCAGGTTGCATACACAATAGAAGATAATGATTTCTTAAAAAAGCAAGTAAGACAGATACGTCTGGCTAATGGTCAAGAATCTATTAGTTTACTTAATGGCGCACGTTATGAGATAGCAGCAGCTACAAGAGATGCACCACGTGGAAAAACTGCAGACTTTCTATACATAGATGAGTTACGCGAGTGGACACCAGAAGCCTACACAGCTGCATTACCGGTAACACGTGCAAGGCCTAACGCTATGACACTAATGACAAGTAACGCAGGTGATGGATTTAGTACGACACTTAACGATTTAGTAGAGCGATGTAAATCCTATCCACCAGACAATTTAGGTTACTACGAATACAGCGCACCACAGCACTGCAAAATAAATGATCGTAAAGCTTGGGCTATGGCTAACCCTGCACTAGGGCATTTAATTACAGAGCAGACATTAGAAGAATCTGTAAACACAAATAGCATAGAAGCTACACGTACAGAGATGTTATGCCAGTGGGTAGATAGCGCAGTAAGTCCATGGGTTTATGGCAGTATAGAAGCATGTAGTGACAGCACATTAGAGATCCCTATTGGACCTATGACTATAATGGCATTCGATATTGCACCTACAAGAAGATCAGGTGCTTTAATTATGGGTCAAATGAAAGACGGCAAGATAGCCGTAGGACTTGCACAACTTTGGCATAGTGATATTGCAATAGATGAGATTAAAATGTCAAGCGATATAAATGAATGGGCTAAGAAGTATCATCCACATATTATTTGTTTTGACAAGTATGCCACGCAATCAATAGCAACACGTTTAGAGCAAAGCGGATGGCGCATGCAAGATGTGTCTGGTCAAGCGTTCTACCAGGCATGCTCGGATCTATCCGATGCTATGGCTAATAGCAGAATGGTGCATAGTGGTCAGGCCGACCTAGTACAGCACCTAAATAACTGTGCTGCTAAAACTAGCGATGCAGGCTGGCGCATAATACGTAGAAAATCTGCCGGTGACGTCACAGCTGCAATATCTTTGGCTATGGTCGTAAGTCAGTTGACACGCCCACAACAAACCGCGCAAATCTTTGTCTAATTTGCACTATTAGTACGTTTTATGCTATAAAGTATACATATGGGTCTATTGTCTGCTTTGGGTATAACTAATAATAATAAAACCGTACAAGCGCAATACGCCCCTGCCGTTATGGGCGATAACACTATTGGATTTGGTTACAACACATTTGGCGCAGGCCCGATGGATCGCACACTCGCCACCCAAGTACCAGCGGTTAACAGGTGCGCCAATTTAATAAAAGGCGTTATAGGATATTTACCACTCGAGCTGTACAAAAAATCTACAGGCGAAGAATTAGCGAAGCCACTCTGGTGCGAGCAGCCAGATATTCGACAGCCACGATCCGTCACTATCTCGTGGACTGTCGATAGTCTTATATTTTATGGCGTTGCATATTGGCGCGTTACAGAAGTATATGCAGATGATTTAAGACCATCACGATTTGAATGGGTTGCTAATACTCGCGTAGTTGCACAGTTAAATCCATTAGGCACAGAAGTTTTATATTACACAATAGATAACCAAAAAGTACCAATGGTAGGTATTGGTTCATTAGTTACATTCCAAGGATTAACACAAGGTGTATTACAAACAGCAGGCCGCACAATACAAAGCGCATTAGATTTAGAAAAGGCTGCAGCTGTAGCAGCACAGACACCTATGGCAACAGGATTTTTGAAAAACACTGGTGCAGATATGCCAGAATCACAAGTACAAGGATTATTAGCAGCTTGGAAAGCAGCACGTCAATCAAGATCTACTGCATACCTAACTAGCACATTATCTTATGAGACTGTCGGTTTTAGTCCTAAAGATATGATGTATAACGAAGCATCACAATATTTAGCAACACAAATCGCACGTGCTATGAACGTACCTGCATATTACATAAGTGCAGATATGAATAACAGCATGACTTATCAGAATATAATTGATGGCCGTAAAGAGTTTGTAGCCTATTCACTACAGCCTTATATTTGTGCTATCGAGGACAGACTAAGCATGAATGACATAACTGCTAACGGCCACACTGTGCGTTTTAATATCAGCGAAACGTTTTTACGATCAGATGATAAGGCAAGACTAGAAACAATAGAGAAGATGTTGACCCTAGGACTTATAGACCTAGAGCAAGCAAAAGAAATGGAAGATCTAACACCCAACGGAAATCAAAGTGGCGATGCTGAGTACATTAACAGCGCTAAAGGAGAAAATGCATGAGTGATATACAACAAGCCAATATACCTGCTAGCACAGTAACATTACTAGCGTCAGCTGCTCGTACTGAGACAGTTACCGGCACAGCGGTTAAAGGCCTATCTGCAGCAAGATTATTAGTAATGCAATTAAACGTTACAGCAGCTAGCGGCACATTACCTACCTTAGACGTGGTAGTGCAGGACACAGTAGATGGCACAAACTGGAATACTATTGCTACATTTACACAAGCAACAGGCGTTACACGAGAAGTAATTAGATTAACTACTGCATTTACCGATCAGTTAAGAGTAGTTGGCACAATCGCTGGTACTACCCCATCATTTACTTTTGCAGTCTTAACATGGGCGGATTCAAATTGATTCTTACATTTAATAGTCAAATAGAAAGCGCAGATAGTGAGCGCAGAGTTATTGCAGGCAAAATTGTCCCGTTTGAAACACCTGGTAACACCAGTGTTGGCAAAGTAGTCTTTGCTAAAGGCTCAATAGATGTAGGCGACCCTGGCAAGATTAAGATGCTTATGCAACACCGCAACGATAAGCCTATTGGCCGCATGCAAAAGTTTAATGAAGAAGAAGATGGCATCTACGCTAGTTTTAAGATTAGCGCAAGCATGCAAGGATCAGATGCGTTAATGCTGGCAAGTGAGCAGTTAATAGATGGCCTATCTGTAGGTGTAGATGTAATAAAATCATCACAGAAAAAAGATTATATCTATGTAACTAAGGCAACGCTTAAAGAAGTAAGCCTTGTCGAGTCACCAGCATTTACAGAAGCACAAGTAACTAAAGTTGCCGCTAGCGAAGGCGAAGCGGATGCAACAATCCAACCAACTACGGAAAGTGAGGCACAAGTGGACAACACCACCGAGCCAACAGCAGTACCAGTGGTCGAGACAGTTCCAGTAGAAGCCGCACGTCCAACGATTAGTGCATCATTCTATACAGAGCCTCGCTCACCAATTAGAACACAAGCTCACATGCTAGAACACAGCATTAAAGCAAAATTAGGTAATCATGAATCAGCAACTTGGGTAATGAAAGCAGAAGCAGACGTTGCAAAGTTTATGACTTTCGCAGATGATTCATTCACTACCAACCCAGCATTTAGTCCAACACAATTCGTACCTACAGTAGTAGATACACTTATTGGATCACGCCCAGCAGTAGACGCAATCGGTTCACGTGCGCTACCAGCTGCAGGTATGACAATTTCAGTACCTAAGATCACTACTTCAGGTACAGTCGCAGAAACTGCAGAAGCAGCAGGACCTTCAGAAACAGGTATCGTATCTTCATACGTAAACCTAACTGTTAAGAAGTATGCTGGACTACAACGCTACAGCTTAGAAATCTTAGAGCGCAGCTCACCAGAGTTCTTTGCAGCCATGATCGATAACATGACACGTGCTTATAACAAAGCAACCGATGCAGCAGTTATTGCAGCATTAACAGCAGGCGGCACACAAGCTACAGGAGTAGCAGCAGATTCAGCAGGAATTATCTCCTACGTATCTACACAAGCACCAGCTGCATACCTTGCAACAGGTGAGTTAGCAACACGTTACATCGCTGGTACATCACAGTGGTCACTACTATTAGGCGCAACAGATACAACTGGTCGCCCAATTTACAACGCTGCTAATCCAATGAACAATGCAGGAACTGCACAACCAACATCACTACGTGGTAACGTATTAGGTCTAGATTTATACGTAGATCCAAACGCAGTGTCAACAACTATCGATGAGTCTGCATTTATTGTAGTTCCATCTTCAGTATCAATTTACGAGTCA